TCCGGGAGCGTTTGAAACCCTCTTAGGGGTTTCTCCTTTTGGAAAAATGTATTCATCATAAATAGTTTTAAAATCTTTATTAGCTGATGTTGTATCCCAGTTCGCACGCTTAATGGAAACTTTACTAGGCGCTTTAGCGACAATAGCTTTTTGAAGTTTTTCACCTTGTACCGCTCCCATCTCTCCTTCTTTTCCCTTTTCTAATGGGAAAGCATTAAACTTCTCAACACTATATCCTGTATCATCGGTAATAGCATCTGCTTCTTCTTCTACTTCAGAAATCTCTTCTAGTTTTTTTGGTACGTCTTCCACACGACAACCTAGTAATGTCGCTAGCGCTTGTATTCCTAGTGGTATTTTCATCTGTTGCTGCTCCCTTGATAACCGTCTTTATACCATCCGCCACCTTTCAAGGAAAAGTTACAACCCAATTCTTTGACTAAATCTTTACCACATTCAGGGCATTCCATTGAGGGTGGTACTTCATCAAAAGTTTTGTATAGCTTTTTTATTTTCACTTCGCATTCATTTTCTTTATCTGTAAAGTGAGAGTAGTGATGCATTGGCATTATGCTATCCCTCCTGCGCCCTGTACTGGTAAGTCCATTGCTCTCTGTTGTCCTAATAATTCATTCGCTAAAGCATCAGCACCAGTTGCTTCGCGTTCTGATAGTTCATCAGGTCCGGGAGCACCAGACATTTCTGGCGCTACTGGTTGAATAGCTTCAAGGAAACTAACAGGTAAGTCAAACATACGCACGATTTCTTCTTTCATCTTGTCTGGGTCTACGCCTAACTGTTGTAGTAATGGTAGAAGTTGTACTAGGTTTTGGCGCCGTAGCGTTTCTGATAACGGTGTTGCTGCTTGGTCCAATGCCGCCAACCTATACTTTGCTGTAATAGTATCTGAGTTAATAACTTCAGTATTTCCATTAACAGTAATGATAGCGCTTTCTGTTTCTTCTAATAAAACAGATAACATTCTTAAGTATAATGTTGCTAAGTCGGTTACTGCTTCATCACGTTCAACTGCCATACGTCCTACCTCGGACGCCGAATATTGAGCCAGAGCAGTGATTTCGGTTGCGGTTGCTCTAGTAGCTACACCCTTGGAGAAGGGAGCAAGTATAGAGCCACGCTGAAGGTCGGCATCAACAGTTGAACTGTATCTATCGAAGTTGGATGAGATTGGTGGTACTTCTACTACTTTGATAAGACCATCAAGAGTTTCACTATCAACACCAATCATAGCTCCATCGACACCAGCGGTTATTTTCGCCAATGCTTCATCGTCTAGATGTTCGCTCTTATAGAGGAACTGCCTACTATCCCGTCTAACACTGTTAGCCCAGAAGGTTCTTAAAATGTTTTTCTCGTGTAGTTGGTCATAAATTCTAGACATAGCAGACATACCATCCATAGGTTTATCTGGGACACGAGAGTAATAAAGTGGAACGATAGATGCTAATGGTTCATCATCATAAGTACGAACAGGTATCGTTTCATTAACTAGTAGTTTATTTCCTTGTTGATAGTTTGGAGACCAGATGTACATCTTATCAAATAAGAAATCATAAAACTCTACAACTTCAATATACATGTATTCATCTGAGAGTTCAACTTTACGTCCAGAGTATCTTTCATTGTTCTCAAAGTAATCTTCTCTAGGTACCGCTTTAAACTTTCTGTTTCCGTATAACTGTTTTGCTTCATGCACTGGGAGATAATAATGGTGACCGCAGAAGCGTTGGTCTTTCCAAGTACCTGCGTCTCTGTCGACAATGACGCTCCAAGGCTCAAGCGCTCTTACAGATACTTTGTTAAAGATATCGGTGCTATCTCTCGGCGCTAGTTTAAGAAACCCTGACGGATAGATAAGGGCCATTCGCGAAGCATTCTCAATAGCCTTCCTCTGGTCGTATAAGAACCTATTGACTAGTGTCTCAGCAATAACAGCTTCTTCTTTCTTTACTTCATCCTTTCCTATTTCAACCGCGGGAGCTTTTGAGAATAAAGACGCGACATAACTCTCAATAAAAGAATAACCTTCGGATACTTCTACTCTAATCATTTCAGCAGAGTGTCGTTCGTTTTTCCAGAACTGAGTAAGATAAGCGTTTCGATAACGTGCCATCTCGGCATTCTTATTTTCCCAGTGTTTTTTATGTTGGGACAAAGTTTCCTGAATAAACTTTATAATGTCCGATGGTGTTCTACTCATTTAAATATCTTCCTTAATAGCGACGATGGCCGACGCCAGCGCCTGTGTTGGTTATCTTTTCTTTTCTAGCTTTACGCAGCCAGTCCGGCAAGAACTCTCTTGTTGGTAGTGGTACGGCTTTAAGACATTGGAGCGCTAAACAAAGCGCTATTACGCCATCACCGTGAGATGGAAGTCCTTTTGGAAAATCTATGTTTCCTCTTTCATTAACAAAGAAAGCACGAAGCTCTCCTAGCGTTACCTTGTCGACAGTATGTATAACACCTTGCCTGAATGCCTGCCTAAGTTCCTCAAACATCATTGGTTTATTTTGTGAGTTTGTCACCCAGTCTTTTGACTTTGTGTTTTTCCATACGTTTCTGTATCCAATGTGTTTCATTTCATTTATTACAACGCCACCAAAACCGTTACTCTCTACTAGTATTTTAGCTTTGTTATAAGTTGTTGCGATGGTTGTTGCTTGTTCTGCTAGTTCAGCAGGGCTTATTGTATTGCCGCGATACACAGCAACAGGCTGATAAGTAATTTTATCCATAACAATAATAACACTGTCATCTGCCCCGACACCAGAAGAAACGTCAATTCCAACAGCATACGGGCGCTCTGGTATCGGAGGTGTGATGATGTTATAAGTTCCATTAGGAAGTGCGATAGACTTGACTTTACAGATATCATTTTGCGTGAAGTAAATACTATCGCCTTGTGTATAAGCTTCATCTACGGTTCCGGGATACTCTCTTTTGAATTGTATTGTACCAAACTTCTCTATCTGCTTTCTTCGCCAGTACATTTGTTCTGTCGACAGTCGGTATGTAAGCATGTATTCTTGCTCATCTTCATCCCAGAAGTCAAGCTTATCGAAGTCAAGTTGGCTTTCGTACTCTTTACTAGTCTTTCCTTCTTCAAACAAAGCTTTGCGATAATCCATACGAGCGGCTATAGCTGTTGTAGTCCTAGGCATTTCCATTTTATACTCTTCGTGTGCGTACCAAGGGAAGAATAAAAAGTCCCAGTTACCCTCGTTTCTATCATACTTTATTATTTCCTGATGCAACGCATCGTTGAAGAAGTTAGCAGTGCTCTCTATAATAAGTTTATTTCCGTTCAGCGCCGCAAGCGCTGTTGCTTTTAATTCATCTGGGTGTGGAGCGAAAGCGAACTCTGAGATGTGTAGATAGTTAGCTGTGAATGAGCGAAGCCCACCCTCACCACCAGCAGACATAGCGACGACTGAAGCGCCTGTATCTAAAAGTTTCATTTCATATGCTGTATTGATTTCAAATGGTCGTTGTAACTGTTTAGGAAGTGAGCGATAAAATTTACGATACATCCCATAAATGTGTTTGGCTGATGATAGTTTGTGAGATAGTAGTACTACTGTTATAGGTTCTTTTGATGTGTACCATTTCCAAAACAGCCAAGCTGAAACGATAGTTGTTGAGCCTATTTGACGTGCCTTAAGCACCATGGTGTCGCGTGTGGCATCCTCTAACGATGCGAGTATTTTTATTTGTTCTTGGTTAGGTTTGAGTTTTACAACCTCACCTTTCTTATTTTTGATTTCTAGAAGAGAAATAAATTTAACTGGGTCTTTAAAGATAGAAGAGAGAGTATTAATTATACCCTTTGATTTACGAAGTTTCAAAGCAGCTTGAGCTTCATCTAATGAAACTTTTTGCTTATCTCTTTTTTCTAGTCGAAGGGTTTCTTTGTTTGGAGTGCCCTTCTTTCTTCCTCCCGTTTTAGTTCCCTTCGCCATTTTCTTGTATCCAGTCGCTAACAAATTCTAAGTTTTCTAGTTCTTCTAAGGTACCGACGCCGTGGTCCAACATAGTTTTAAGAGGAGTTCTCTTCATGAGTTCCTTAACGGCGTCTTTAATAAAGGCATTGCCAAGTGAAGGTTCTTTTCCCTCTGACCATTCATAAACAGATATCTGTAATAACTTCCACATCAGGTCTTCAGCATCCCTATCATCGATAGCTTCCATTTGCTGGTTTCTTCCTTTCGCAGTAATGAAGCTGTGTCCGGGTGAAGCGCTCTTGGAGTATCCTGCTGGCCGTGGTATCTTATCTTTACCGTTTGACATTCTCTAATGAACCCCTTAACTTTTTGATTGCGGCAGAATAAATCTGATGTACCCTTTGTTTTGAAATCCCGTAGTCATTACCAATCTCGGAGAAAGACATTCCATCTCCAATCTTCATATCAACTATACGAGCCTCACGTGTATTCAAATACTTTTCTAACGCTGTGTGGTATGTAAAAGAACAAACAGCTTCTTCTTCTTTATCGCCATCGATGATGGAAATAAGTTCATCTTCTGGGTCATAAGAAAGATGTTTGTCAAGTACCCAGATAGGTACAGGGGAGTATCTCCAGTCACTTACGTCTAACTTTTTATCAGCTAGGTCTTTCCATTTCATTGATTTATTTTTCATTCTTTTGTTACTGCCTGTATGTAAATAATAGAAATCGTCAAGGGCAACTTCAACTGCCCTTACAACAGCGTCTAACGTCTGGAATATTAAGTCGTTTCAAACCGTACCTCCTTTTCTATAAATTGTTTAATGTCTAAGTTATCCAGTTCATTACCAGTACAAGTCCATCCTTTTCTGTGTCGTCTTGCGAACAGTTCTAATTTATCTTGTGTGGGGAACATCTGGTCGATAGCGTCCTGTATAGCTTCTGGCTTCTGCGAATGTACCTTAGAGCGTAGCTCTGATACTAACTGTCTATTGTTTCTACTTCCTCTTGGCTGTGGTATCTTGCCTCTCTTGCCTACGATAACGAACTCACACCCAGTAACTGTGTAAGAGCCGGGTACTACCCTTTGCTTATCCCATACAAATGCTGTCTGTTTGTATGTCCACCCCCAAGCTTCCATTAGTTCGATAGCTTGTTTGAGTACTGGACCAGAACACCACATAAATAATAATGTATCATCTTTCGCTATACTTGTCAAGTCTATGTCGTGAAAGTGCTTTGACTTTGTAACTGAATAGTGGTCATCGGCCTTAGTTGCTACACAAGTTTTGCCATCATACTGCCACGGTGGGTCAGCAATTATAATATCATACTTCATCTTTCGCCACCTTTTTCCATGCTTCGATACGAGCAGTTGCTATCTCAAAATACTTCTCATTCATCTCAATACCTATGAAGTCTCTACCTTCCAACGCACAAGCCCCTCCTGTGCTGCCTGCTCCCATAAACAAGTCAAGGCAGGTTTCCTTGGGAGGAGTAGTCAGACGCACCAACCAGCGCATTAGATTGACAGGTTTAAGTGTAGGGTGGTCATTCTTATTTTGTACTGGTGCGAACTTAGGGTCTTGCTCTAAGCCACCAGCATTAACCCTATGCCGTGTCTTTTCTTCTAATGCTTCGCAACCTAACTCACGCTCTTTCTTGTGCACCTTGGGACAGTAAAAGAAACGCGATGCTCCTCCCATTCCATCATACCTTTCTCCTGCTCCTTTATAGGTAGATGAACCACCACCGAACTTACCATAACCAACAACCTTTGTTTTTGCCTTATGCCCCCCACCAGTATTAGGTGCTTGTTCGTCCAGTATTTTTCCCGCCTCCTCATCTAAGATTAAGTTTGCTGGGAACCTACCCAATGTCTTTAGTTTCTTTAATGCCTCTTGTTGTTCGGCACCATTGAGACTATCTTCATCTGAGCGTCCATTAGTAAGTTTCTTTATTACTCTACCTTTTACCTTAGAGAAGTCTTCGTCATAGTAAATACGACAACCATCAATGTTCAGTCCCCCAACCCCGTGTGTAAGAACATTGTTAGCAAAGGTACCATCTCTTGGCTTCTGTGCCAATACAATAAACTCTACTGCTGGTTTAAGTGCTGTGCCGTATCCTTCCCAGTCGCTATCAACTGGTGACTGATAGTCATCACTTTCAATATCAGTAGAGAACATCCGTCCCTTCTCATAATCAACTTGACCAGTTGGCTCATAGTCCTCACCCATTCTGGCTTCTCTTAATGCTTTTGGATTAGACTTACCTGTCAGCTTTGTGGCTGCTACTGCCTTGCCGATGTTATGAGACTTAGGAAAGCCTTGCCCGTACAACCAAGTAAGTGTATCTCTTAGCTCAAAGCCTGCTCCTTCAAGAGCATTCATAATGTGATGGTGTGTTCTAGAATGTCCGAAGAGAGCAACGTATGCTCCGGGCTTCATCTTAGTTAATAACTTTTTATAAAGCTCAGGTGAGCCTGCTATGTTATCTTCTTTGTCCCAACCTTTATTCATAAAGTTTATTAAGTAAGGTGGGTCACTTACGACTGAGCCTATACTTTCATCTTCTAACTTATCTAACATATCAAAGCAGTTGCCCTGTAATAGTAATGTATTCATCTTTTATCCTTTTTAATTAATACCATAAAGTAACTATGAAACTTTCTTGCATGCTTCTGGTTAGTATGGTTGTGTCCTTTTATTCTATGCTTGGCTAATAGAACAAATAAATCTTTGTTATAGAAACCAAGTTCTTCTGCTTTGTTTGCTAAGTGTATGTGTGAGAACCAGTTCTTGCCTGAAGATACAGTGTCTTGTGTTTTTATT